TAAATTTTGTCAAAATCTGTGTATAGTGCGTTTAGATCATTGGCATAAATTATATCGTCTACAGCAACATTATTACTTGCTGTAGTTTCGCCATATCCTTCGGTGCCGCTACCATTTCCTAAGATAGCTTCTACCCTATTTTGGACTGCATTATAATTGTTGGCTGTGATAATATCACCGACTGCCATATTTTAATCTCCATACTTTGCCTATAAGGCATTAGTTATTGCAAAAGCAGGCAATGCAACATCTACATACAACCCGCTTGCTCTTACATATCCAACTTGTGCTTTTAGAACTCCTTGAACTGGTTCGTCAATTTTGTAACCACCAGGATTATGATCATAGTAGTAAAATCTAATAGCAATAGTTTTTGCATCAGGTGCTTTTGCTTCGATAATATAATTATTATTTCCGTAAACGCCTGTTGCACTTCTTCTGTAAATTTCTTGGTATGAAGTAGTTAAATCATAATTTCCAATCGCAGATGGTGTACCTTGTCCAGTAGTGCTAGTTGTATCATAATTAATACTGACAGTGCCTGCTGTTGCAAGGATATTTGCCCAGTCTTGGCTTTTAGCAACACTATCACCTGAAACTGGTGTGTTACTTAATGCACTTATCATGGTTAAAGACCCGCCTGCATTAAAAAAATGCCTTCTATGATCTGCATCATCAAATGTCATAGTAATTTCAGTATCAATTGGAGCTCTCCATTGATTTCTTCTTTCGGCAATTTTTGCGGCATTATCGTCACTACTTTGTGCAACTGCTAATTTAAATCTTTCTGCAGGTGATTCAATTACTGTAATAAAATCTTCATAGTCTGCAAACCCTTTTAAAACATCACCGTCACTTGTATCTTCTGCAATGGTGTCACCAATTGCTACTGTTGCAATGCTGTTTGGCACTGCACCGATTTGATGTATTTTAATTTTATTAAGATCTGTAAAAAGATTGTTAATGTCTTGTGCAGTTACTCTTAAACCGCTTGATACTTGCTGGCTTGTTACTTCTTGTCCGTAACCTTCATTACCTGAACCGTTACCTAAAACTGCGGCAACTCTACCTTGAGCATTGTTGTATCTTGCAGATGTTATAATGTCGTTTACTGCCATTACTTCACTTCCTATTATGTGCGTGTTTTAAATATTTATACTTTTAACACACACTCGATTAACTTTTCGCCGTCGTCATTACTTGACTCTAGTGCAACTCCAACCAATCCATTACTTGAAATAGTAGAAGCAACACCATCCTGCCATGCGTAAACAGCCTGTCCTTTAGATACAGGACCTGTTACTCTTACAGGAACACGACCTTTTAAAGCAATAGGGTGTCCATCTGATTCTGCATTCATTAAATATGCAGGTTTATCTGAAATAACTCCAATAGCAAAATCACTTACTTTTGCCGCTCTTGTTTCTGCTTCTCCTCCAACAGCCATTACTGTACCTACTGGATATTCTTTGTCTGTTGTGTATTTTTCTGCTAAATCAGCATACTGAGCTTGAATAGCAGTTCCTCTGAAAAAGTTTGCAAAAATATCACCTGAATTGTCTCTTAGTGCAGTAGTATTTGCTGTAGCACTAGTATCACCAGCATAAGATGCACTGTTGTATAAAATAGCAGTAGCTGATGTTGCATTTCCTCTTAAATTGTCAGCCCACACATCGCTCCATTTTGCTGTGCTTGAACCAAGTGTATATGTGCTTGTAGATCCAGGATTAATTCCTGTTGATTGTACAATAGCACTTGTAATTTGTGTACTGTTTGCGTTACTTGTTTTTAATTTTATTACATTGTTAACACCAACTTCGTTTGCAACTACACCTTGGTTACCGTTTTCAATGTATAAGTGTAAATCATTTTGATCACCTATAGTTATTCCGCTATCTGGAAAACGCACTGTTGTTGAAAATGTTGTTGGTTGTCCTGGAACTGTTTGCACAAAAGAACTTGCATCAATTCCGTTTAATTTTAATGCGTTACTTGAAGTACCCCAATAATAATGATTAGTAGTTGTAACACCGTTTGTTGCCGCTTGGGTGTTTACCAATGTTGTACCTTTTTTGATTACATCAAATCCAGTAATTGCGTTTGCAGGATCAGTTGAATCAATAGTAAATTCTTGTGAGCTAATTGTAAAAATAACTTCGTCATCAATGGTTGCGGCAATAATACTGTGGTTGACAGATTGCGTATCACGAACTGTACGTGATTGCATCTGTGTTAAACCTGTTCCTGTACCTTGCGGACCTACTAAAATAAAACTACTTCCGTTATATGTGTAAAGTTGGTTGTTTCCTGAATCCCACCAAAAATCACCAGTAGTTAAACCTGTTGGTTGAGTAGTAGCAACTTCTGCGCCACCTGTAGTTTTAAATTTACTACCATCATAAAATTTAATTTTATTTGTGGCTTGATCGTGCCATATTTGTCCGCTTACTGGTTTAGGTGGTTGAGATGTTCCGGAAAAATTTTCTAACAAAAACAAAAAGTTTTCGTTTTGTATTTCACCGTACCCAGCATAATTTTTACCAACAAACGTTAAATCTGTTGTTGTGTCTATTGTACCATCTTGAACAACTACTAATGTTGCTCCGCTATATTTGTTTATCGTATATGCCATGTTTCAACCTTTACATTTAATATATTTATCTTAAACACTTGACACTAGATCCTGACTAAATGTCCAAGCGCCACTGCTTGTTACATATTCTTTTAAAGCTCTTGTTATAGTTACACTAACTGTACCTGTTGCGCTTCCAAAAGCTACATCTTGAAGCACAGATTCATTCTGTACACCAGCTGAATCTACAGCAATGAATGATTTTGTTGTTACAGCGGTAATATCAATATTACTTACTGTTGCACCTGCAAGTGATGTACAGTGTATTCTTGCTATTGTGCCGTTTGCCGCAACTGATGATGCCGGAACAAGATCTTCAAGAACAAGACCGATCTGTGTGTCATTAAGTCCTGTTGCATCCATACTGAATGATATCGCGGCCGCCGCAATTTGTTCATCAACGTAAACTTTAGAAGCCGCATCAGTATCTGCACTAGGCACACCTAGTCCTGTAATTTTATTATTATTTGTTAGGTCTAAATTACCTGCTAGTGTTAAGTTTAAGCCACCGCCTGTAGTTGTAATTGTATTACCGTCTATGGAAACGTTGTCAACTGCTAAACTTGTGAGAGTACCAATGCTAGATAAACCGTTTGCACTTGTAACACCAGTACCTAATGCTGTTGCACTTAATACGTCATTACCATCTATTTTGTATGTGTTTCCACTTGTTAAGTTTGCATTTACATTGCTTGTCCATGAATTTGTAGCTTGTATCCAAGTCCATTTTTTATCATTACCTGTTACCCTTACAACCATACCTGCATCATCTGCCGCAGTATCAGTTACAAGTGTACTATCATCTGTAATTGCAAGTTCTATTTGTTTATCTTGAATTCTTAAATTATTAACATCTATACTTGCTTGTGTGCCTTCAACAAGTAAATTACCTGTGATTCTTAAATCGCCTGAGACATCTAAAGTATAATCTGGATTAGATTTAAAGACGCCAACTCTTTGATTTTGTGCATCAATATAAATTGCATCAACTTGACCTGCACCAGAACCACTTGATGTAACTCTAAATATTACGTTTTCATCTAGTAATTGATTTGAATAAACAAAGTCAGCACCTAATGGACTAATAACTGTGTTAGCATTTGGACCAATAGTAATACCTGCACTGTTGGATACTGTTAAACTTCCTGATATAATACTATTCGTACTTGTTGTAAGGAAATCATCTGCAACAACTCTTTGCCCACTTGATGTAAGAAGTGCTTTTGCAATGTCAGCAGTTCCTTCGTATATAAAATCAGAAGATACAATGTTGATACCTTTTTTAATATTTCCTGTAATACCAGCTATCTCAAAACCAACAGCAGGTGTAAATTCTAAGTTACTAATTACTGCAACTCTTTCTGTTCCAGTTGAAGCGTTTCCTATGTATAAACTAGCTACAGTTCTTGTTCTGTCTTGTACATCTCTGAGTGTTTCTACTTTGAATCCTGTTAGCCCTTGATCTTTTGTATACAAAGGACCTGCTAGTACTGGAGTACCTTCACCATCATAAAAATATATTTGATCATTAAGGTTGTCTATCCATAAATCACCAGCTACCATATTAGGTTCTGTTTTTTGAACGAAAGGTCCACCAACTGCTTTAAATGTTTGGCCTTCATAAACTTTTAATCTTGCTTGTGTAGTATCCCACCAAAGTTGCCCAGTAATAGGATTGCTTGGAGCATTTGTATTACTAAAGTTTTCTAAAAGTTTTATATAGTTTTCATTTAGATATTCACCAAAACCTGTGTAGTTTCTCCCTACTAAAGTTAATGAAGTACTACTTGTATCAATAGTACCGTCAATTAAATCAACAAGTAATGATCCATCTGTTTTATTAAGTTTATAAGCCATTAAACATTCCCAGTATAAATTATATAATTCAAACTCATAAATGGATTCATTATATCCACTGCTTGACCTGTAGTTCCTGCAACACTACCACTTGATGTTGCCGCTTGTCCAGCATTTTGTCCTGTAGGTGCATCAAATACAATTGATTCTGCAGGACTTCCTGGACCTTTTGCCGCATCTAGTATAGTGTAAAATTGTGTTTTATTACCATCTGGACCAATTTGTAAATCGTGTTCGTGATCTGGTATTTGATTTGCACTAAGCGTTACATCTTCTGTACCGCCAGTATTACCAAGTTCGCTACCTCTAAGTCCAGTAATCCTATTAGCGGCTGTACCTCCCATATCATCAAGACCTGCGATTGTTCTACCACGTAAGTCAGGTAATGCAAATTTAGCAACACCGCCATCACTAACTAGATTTGCTTGTAAATAGTTAAATCCTATTACTTGGAATAGTTTAGGATAATCAATTTGTAGTACTTCACTACCATCACATATAAGCCAATTTAAAGGTGCTGTGGTTCCTGCATACGGTAAAATTACACCTGGTGGATTAGTAGGAACACTTGACAGCAAATCTTCTTGTCTAATTCTATATAGACCAACTTGTCCTTGCGTTCTGTTTAATAAAAATTCATCTGTAGTTGTTGACGCATTCGTAAATGTTTTATTACTAATAAAACTGTTAGATACAGTAGTAACAAAAGTTTTTTGGTTGCCGCCTACTTGTCCGTCAAATGTAAATGCGGGTGCATTTACTTCACCGCTCATAGCAAATGTAGTTGCACTAGAAATTTTATCAGCACTACCTGATCTACCACTTACTTGCCCTGTTACATTACCAATTAAATTTCCTGTAAAGTCTGTAGCATAAATGTTTCTAAATTTGTTACTTGCAGAACCAATTGTATATGTATTAGTTGTGTCTGGCACAATATTTCTTACTTCAGTATCACCGATAATATTTAAAGTACCGCCAATATTTGTATCGCCTGCTATACCTGTGCCACCTTTTACAACTAACGCACCTGTGCCAAAATTTGTACTTGCAGTTGTGCCATCAATTGTAATAGCGTCACTTACCTTTATTTTTCCTGTAACATCTAATGCTTCACTAGGTGCTGTATTGTTAATACCAATATTAGTTGTACTGTCTACACGCATTACAGTTTTAATTTGGCCTTCATTGTTTACACGAATGTCTAATGAACTGCCACTAGTATTGTGTGTAATAATACCTGCTTGTCCTTCAACACCTATTGACAATTGGTTACCACTACCAACTAACATACCGTCATCAGTTCTAATTCTTAATTGTTCTGTTGTAGTACTAGCTACATCTCCTCTTAAAAAATTAGAGGCTTCAATTTTTGTCCCATTTACAATTAGGCTTTCTGCTTGTTCTGCAGGTCCATAAAACTTAGGTGTACCTGCACCAGTTATATCTGCAACGCTTAAATTAACTCCTGGATTAATTTGGTTAAATCCATTAATTTGTGCTTTTGGTGTAAATGTATCACTGGCAATAATAGCAACAGGTAATTGATTTATTTCAACAAGTAATGCTGTGTAATCAATATTATCTTGGCCTTGGATTACTGTTGCACTAACACCTGTGCTTAAACCTCCTGCATATTCTGGACCTACTAATGTCCAGCCCGAACCTGTATACAAATATAATTGTTGGTTGTCTGTATCGACCCAAAGATCACCTGTTAAACTGTTAGATGCCTCAGGAGCTGTACTTGCTTTTTTCAAACCACCACTTGCTATCCATTGTGTTCCATCATAAACTTTTAATTGTTCACTGCCTGGTGTTGTGTCATACCATAACTGTCCTTCAACCGGATTAGCAGGAGCAGATGCGTTAGCAAAATTTTCTAAAAGTTTTAGAAAGTTTTGATTAAATTCAACACCATAACTTGTTGTGTTTCTACCTACTAAACTTAAACTTGTTTGGTTGTTAATATCATTATCTTCAACAGTTATACTGCCTTTGTTTGTAACGTCAGTGAAATTAATTGTATATGGCATCTATTACACTCCTGACAAACTTTGTACTCTAACTGTATAATCTATTTGTACTAATCTGTTTAAAGATTTTTGTACTGGATGAAAAATTACATGTGTAATTAATCTACCTGTACCTGACGGATTATAACTTTTTAAACCTAGCTCATCAAAAACATATAGTGCTTCGTTACTGTTTGACGTATCAAAAGCATCTTGTCCTTGTGGCTCTCCGTAGTCGAGTAAACATGTAACAACAATGTCAGTATAGTTTGTTCCGCTAACATGACGTGTTTCTATTTTATTTCTAACTGGATCTGTGTTACTTGTACTTCTATCGTCTACAACTTTTGTAAATGTTTGATTATATAAACTAGCATTAGTTCCTGTTGAGTTTGGTGTAAGATATGTAATAATACCTGTTGGATCAACGCTTGTGCCGCCGTTACCAAAGCTCATTTCATATATCATACCTTGGCCTTGGTTTGCAAGGCTTTCAGCAAGAGCAATACTCATATTTTCATAATGAATAGCATTTCGCTTATCAACATACACTTCACCTGTATTAGGATCATGTATTTTGATGTGTCCTTTAACTACTACTCCTGATTTGTCTTTAATGTCCGTCATGTTGTCTTTCCTGCTACTGTATTTATTAATTTGGCAACTCCGTCGTTCTAGCACGAATAAAGTTTGCTATGTCATTGTCTGCATCTGCTAAACTCTCGCCTAAATTTGTCCAAGTTTTACCAATACGTCTAATAACCACTATTTTTTGTCCATCAGTTGGAGTTTCTGCAAGTTGTATTGTATTACCGTTAAGTGTAAACTCTGCATTTGCTGTTATATCTCCTTCTGGGCTATCTTGATCTACAAATCTTGTTACAAAATTACCTTGGGCATCTTTTGTATCAGTTTGGTAAACACTAATAGCACTTTTACGTAATCTACGTCCTGCTACAAAAACTTCAAATAAATCTGCTGTAATTTCAGCTACAGTTTTAGTAGATCCCGAATCTTGTTTGTACTGTGTTGCAATAGCTGAAGCATCAAAATCTAATTCATATGTGCTTGCAACGCCATCTGCTGTGAAAATTTGAGTAATTGTTTCATCTCTGTAGGGGATATTTTCGCTTGGTCCTTGTTCAATAACTTCTGTTCCTGTAGTTAAAAGTGTATTAACACCAGTACCTAGTGTACCTCTACGTATTTGACGTAAACTATTACCCTGTTTCACAAAATATTCTATTCTTTCACCATTTATAAACACTACACCAGGTATTTTGCTTGCTTTACTAGGAGCATTCAAACCTGTTGCATCAACAAGATCTATTTTTGTATCAAACCAATTTAAATCACTTGCTAGTTTGTACTTAGTATTATCATCAATGCGTTTGTAGTGAACGCGATTCAATATATCTTTAAATTCTCTAAATCCAAACTTGACTGTTAATTTTTCCTGACTCCATTCAATATATTCTATAGTATCATTTGCACTGATATTTTTTAATATTTTAATATAATATGGATCATCTGTAGTTCTGTAATCAACATTTGCTACTAATCTATCACCATTTAAGAAAACCCAAACATCTTGTGCATGAGACGCTTCTTTTCTTAATTTTATAATGCCATTTGCAAGGCTTACATAGTCTGCGAATGCTTGTGTACCTCCAACAAGAGTTTTTCTTGTTAAGAAATCATATTTTGTTCTAGTTAAGTTTTGAATATCATGATTACTAAACATTTGCACTTCAACTGTTGATCCTAGTACAGGTGCTGTGTCAAAGTAAACTTTGTCTCTAGTTGATATAAATCTTTGTGTGCTTGTTTCATCTGTACCTACATATCCAAATGCATATTCACCATCTGCCATTAGGAATATTTCTAGTTTGTCTCCAACTACTCCTATTCCTTGTGTAAGTGTAATACTGTTTGCTGTACTATTCCATCTATAATCAATTGCTTTGCGTAATAATTCATCGTTTAGATATACTTCAACTTCACTTGTTTTCACGCTGTTAGAATAGTATTGCCAATCTTCTATGAAGTATTCTCTTTCGTTTGCTTCGATTAACATTTCTATATTATATCCTGCTTGAAGTATAACATCATTAACACTTACTATTGTGTTATGTTGAGTAGGTAATCCACCAATAGAATCTGTTTGTATATCAAATACTGTTGTACTACCGTCACCAACAAAAGTATGAGTAGTTGTAGAACTATATGACTTATTACTTCCGTAGAAAATACCGTAGTCTACTACTTGTCCTATCTGAGGTGCAACATTAAATTCTATACCAATTAATCCATCATCTGTTTTATAAAGCTGACTTGATATTTCTACACCATTTATATTTGCAAAGTGTGTGGCATTATCTGTCCAAATTGCATTTGTAACAAAAGTATTAGTGCTTCCGTCTGCTACAAATTTATCAATGTCGAGAATTTTCTCTCCACTGTTACCCATAGTAACAATGTTAAGAACTTTACCAGCTGTAGGTATAGTGTCAAACGTTAATGTATCATTTACCCAATCAATAGTATAATCTACTTTTTTAATTGTAGCATTATCTAATTTGACCCACACAGCATCTATACTATTAGGATGCTGACCTAGATCAAATGTTCCGTTGACTCCATCAGTAGTCCAAAACTTACTAATTATTTCGCTTGCACCATCATCTGGTCTATGATAAACTTGAATATCTACAGTATCTGCAATTCTACCCGGAACTAGTTCTTCAGGTCCTGTAGTTGTCATAGGAGTAATAAAATTATCTCCGTCTACAATTATTTCTGCCGCATCTATACCTTTTGCATTATTATATGATAATGCTCCTCCTGATAGTTGCGTGTCGTAACTTGCACTATCTGGCTTAAAGCTACCATCACTTGTAACTTTTCTTAAAATGAACACATCACCATTTGTGCTTGGTATTACAAGATCATCTAAATTAAGTGTTGTTTGCTGACCGTCTCCTGTAATACTACGCATTATAGCATTTGGATTTGCACCTCTGGAACTATCATGTAGGTAATTAGGATCATCAATTCGTACATTATTTTTGTATACATTATATACAACACCATTTTCTAAAGGATTATCCCAACTAAATTCTACTGTTGATCCATCTAGCTGAACTATGATATCTTCATATGTATTATCGTAAATATCATATGGTACTGTTCCATAACCGTCTACTTCAAAGCCACCGCTACCTTTAAAATCGAAGCTCTTAACTTCGACACCACCAAAATCAACACCTTCCATTAACTGTGTAATGTCCTTGCCAAGCATGCCTGAGGTAGGTGCATAGTACATTTCAATTCTATCTTGGGCTGTTAATAAATTAGGTGATAGTTCATAATCTACTTTTACGACTGTGCCTAACTTAGGCGCATCAGTAAATATAATTCTTCCCTTTTCTCTTGTATATGTTTTTGTTTTATCTATATAATTTTCAAAAGTATATTCGCTTCTTAGTGATTCTACTCCATTTAGATAAACTTTAACTTTAGCACCATTTAAATTCATAGGCCATTTTAAATTAAACACACTAGTAACTGCTGTTCCTGTAAATGTTTCTGATTTTTTAACTTCTAGTATGTAAGGAGTTCCGCTAACTCTGTCAAATTTAGTAATTACATGCATTGCTCTTACTTTACCATTGCCAAGAACTGCACTTGCTGAACCAAACTCGCCGCCATCAGATACTGAACCGTTTAATACTACGTCAGGTATACTTGTATAACCGCTACCAGGAGTTAATATTTCAATTTTGCTCAACTTGCTATTACTTAGGTATGCTTTTGCAGTGGCACCTGATCCGCCGCCTCCTTCAATAGTAACTTTAGGAGGTAATACATATAAATTTCCAGTTTTACCTATTGTTATTTCTTTAATTTCATAGCCTACATTATCTTTCCACCATTTGTCAGGATACTGATCAATACTATCAGGTAGATTAGTTATTACATTGTTATTAATTTTTGTATTTGTAGGAATAATTTTTTGTTTAATGTAATCATATCTCGGAGGTAAATCAAAATCAGAAATTGTAGTATTTGTAGGTTCTACCTTTTCATAAGAACTTACATACTGTCTAACTTTAGTTTTGTATGGTTTTACTTCGTTGATATAATCTTGGTAACTTTCAATGCTATCATTTTTAAATGTAATTCTTTGGCTTAAATCGCCAACATTGTGTACTGCTTGAATAAAGCTAGTTTTGAATGCCCAATCTATATTAGGTTGTTCTTTAAATGCATATCTTAGGCTTGCTACAAATAACTTGTTGTATTCGTCATTCAGATTGTCAACAAACAAATTGTCTCTCAAAACTTCAAGTATAATACGTGTTTCAGTAACAGGCTGATTGTCATAAAAATTAGTATCAAAAGTGTTACTATCAAATCCAGTTAAATTATTTTCAACATCATACAATCCTGACTTAAATTGTATTGTTGCATTTTGTTTACCAACTACTGCATAATTTACTGTGTAATCTACATTTTGTTGATCGTCTATCTTTTCTAACAACAACCAACCGCCTGTGCCAACACTACTAATTTTTACAATATCACCTACATTGTTTTGTAAGCCATCTAACTGATAGCTGTAGTCTATAAGATCTTTAATTTCAGTAAATGCGTTGAACCCATCTTCGTACCAATCTTTGTATTCCCAAAATAGATTTGTATCAAACCTCTGCGCTACTGTTCTATTCCATTTAGATCCATTGTAATTGTATAAACTCCATTTATTAGAAACTGTATCGTCATTTACAACTAGAACAGTAAAGTTTCTTACTGTAAGTGTAGTAGCAGAATCGTAACCTTCGCCTGGATCTACAATATTAACACTAGTAATTTTACCGACCTCGTCAATTGTTGTTTCTATTATAGCATCTGTACCTATACCATTTACAGTAACGGTTGGTCCTAATCTTGATGTTGATGTTTCTGTGTAACTAGGATCAATATAACCTCTACCAGGATTAGTAATAGCTACAGACACAATTCTACCGTCTATAATTGTAGGTGTTAACTCAGCTGTGATACGCTTTGCTACACCTACAAAAGGTAAATCTTGGAATGTGTCAATTGCTAGGTCATATCTTCTTGATGTAATATTAGGTTGTGGATCACTTTCTCTAAGTCTACTAATGTCAAACTCGTCTACAATAATATTTTTAATTAAAACACCGTTAGCTCTTTCAATTACTTCTTTAAGAGCTTCAGTTCTATTAACAAACATACTTTGTCTTGGTTTGTTATTAATACCATATTTTGCTTTTGCACTTAATCTTGGATCTGGGACTTGTCTATCTTTTCTATCATAACCTATTAGACTATCAAACCATTTTAATTCAATATCTCTATTTGGTCTACTAGAGCCAATTCCGTCTGTTAAGATTTGGTACTCTAAATGTCTATTCTGTTCTTGATTATCTAAAGTGTAATAACTTAAATTCAATGCAACATTGTTTCCTGACAGTAGAGGTTTTACATTAAACAGAGCCATTCTATCTTTACTCTGTAGTGCCGCAAAAGCATAACCTTGTCCTGCTGGATCATTAATTAATTGGCGGACGGCAAATGCAGTTAATTTTCTATTTTCTACACTAGGTAATACCTTTTTGTTTGCTACCCAATAAAAATATTTAGGTTTACTTCTACCTGCGACACTATCCCATACTAGTCTTGTGCTGTAAACTTCGTCACCATATCTACTAATTCCACTTATGCCCCTGTCTAAACCATCATTAGTATCAGCAATCTCATTCCATTCTGCAGGTAATAAATCAGTCATTACCCATTCATAAACATTTACTATACCATTAGGGAATGGTTTGCCCCAATAATTTGTTTGATATTGTATATCATTTTGATAATAGTTATAATATTTAACTGCACCTATATCCCACCATAGTTGTCCTACATGATCTGCACCCCAACTATTTTGTTCATCAACTACAACCGTATCATCTCCTATGCTATAAGTTGCAGGATCATAATATGTTTTGTAACTTATTTCTTGTTCTGCAGGACCTGCAATTTTTCCTTGTACAGGATCAATAAAGTCTAGTGATTGTACTAGAGTATTAGTTTCAGTATTGTAAAGGAATAAGTTTTTAATATTTGGAATATCAATTTGATCAATTGGTGATCTATGTGTGTTCCATGCTTTGCTTCCTATTGGTTTTCTAAAGTCTACAATAATACCTTGATAAGTTGCTAAATCTGTCATTTCTGGAATAGCAGTATAAACATGATTTTGTTTTACAAGCAGATTTTTACCAAATTGTATTGCGTTAGGATCATCAAATATAAACTGTTCAGAATAAATTAAACTTTTGTTTATTCTTTCGTACATAAAAATTACGCCAGCGTCAATATTAGATGCTTTCTTAAATTTTGTAAACCCATCATCAAAAGTTGTAGTATCATTGTCAAAAGTATTAGGTATTTCAATATCACCATTTAATGATGTTACTGCAAGCTGATTACCGTCAAAGTTAATATATGCACCAAAATGTTCTGTTTGTTCATTGTTAGGTGATTTTAACGTTTGGTTTAAAACAAACTGTTGATTTTGTAATGTGTAAACATATACTACACCTTGATCTCTTTTAATATTATCATTAAAAGTTTCTGATATAGCAATCATTTCACCGTCTGTAGAAATACTTACAGCATCACCAAAGCCGCTTAAATTGCCTGTAGATAAATCTACATATGGTGCTTCTATACTTTGAGAAAGTATATATTGTCCTCCTGGTAATTGTCTATAAACATTTACTACACGTTCTCCTGTACTATCGTTTCCTTGTATGCGAGAACTTACAATCATTACAGAACCATCCGGCGTCTGATCAAAACTCTTAGCAAAATCTCTAATTCCAAATTCTGGATCGAATGTTTCTTCACCTACAAATGCATTTAAAGGAGTATTTGGAATATATCCAACATGACTAATTCCAATATCTAATGCTGTCCAATCAGCTTGTATAAATGCACTTCCGCTTGCAATGTTTCTAAGAGCTTGATATGGTTTTCCTAAATATTCTACAATTTCATTTTGTTTATAGAATGTTTGTGAATCAAACTCTCCTCTAAATAAAGGATTAATATCTAAATTAAAATCAAAAGTATTTGCATCTGTATCAGTGCCATGTTTAATAAAATGTATACTACCTGCATTATTGGAAGTATTGTTACCATTGCTTGCTACTGAAATTCTATAAATTCCACCATCTTTTGAAAAACTAATTTCATCGCCCAGTCTCTTGTAGTTTTGTCTTTCTGGCACAGTATAACTATTATAAACTTGGTACTGTCCGGTGTTACTTATATCATATACAGTAAACATACCTTCTTCTGTTAAGCCACTCACTGTTGTACCAGGACCGTCTTTAACAATTAGGTTGTTTACAAGATTCCAGTCGTTATTATTTGAGGAAGGAATATTTGGATCCCTTGGAATACCCTGTAATGTGTCTACATCATAGAAGAAGTATTCAAAATTAGTAAGTTGAGATTGAGCAACGTTTGCAAAATTACTGTCCTCTTCTATAACAATAATTTTACCAACCAACGAACCAGCAATGCTTACTTGCTTAATTTCACCTATAGGTCTTGCGTTTGCCCTAATTCGAAGTATGTTTGCAGTTGTTCCAAAATTATCACCAACACTCCATGTACCTGTGACATTTTTAACATAGATTCTTACATCGTTAAATTGTCGTTTGTAAAACGCAACTTCTGCTTCAGCACCTGTAACACTGTCTCTAACTGTATCGCCTATTACTAATTCAAATGGTAACTGTTGTCCGCCAACATTTTGGAACTGTGTGAATTCAAAATCAATATAACCATCCCATAAATCACTTACTGTATGCTCTTTGTTAATTAATGTTCTGTCAATTGCTGTATCAGTGAAATCAGTATTAATTACATCTACATCCATATAAAATTTATCACCATTGCTTAGTGTAGATGTAAATGTAGCTGGTCCTCTTACAGTCCATAGAGGAGATGGATAAACTGCAAAGTTGTTGTTTGGATCTCCTTCGTATGTAAGTGTTTCCATAAATGATGCTTGTTCATTTAAAGTAACTGGCAAAAGTAGTTGTGTTTGATTGTTTTGAGCTGTAACTTCTGTAGGTGTAATGTTGTAATAAAAGTTAGGTGTTGTTCTTCCACTTGCGGCAGTCAATATATCAACATACACTAATCCATGACCCGGATCTGTAAACACGTTTGAACTATCGTTACTTGTAGTATATGTTGGTGTATCTATCCACCAATAACCACCAAGGACATTTGTATTATCTTGGAAGTCTTCACTAAAGTCTCCTATGCGTAAATTGCCTACAAACAAAGTACCAGATTGTTCAAAAGTACCATTTACATTTGAAACATAAATTGTTAATGTTTCAATATTATTTGCAACATGAACTATTTCACCACTTGCAACTGCACTTGATATAGTTTCACCAACTGACGGTAAGTTAACGTAGTTTTGTACTACTAAGACGTTATCAACTTTCTTTTGTATGGTGTGCTGATCACTTATTACACCGTCTGTGATAGCTGGAAATTCTCCATTAAAAGGTTGTACATCAACATTGTATCCTTCAGGATGAACATAGCTAAAGTTATTCCAATTAAGAACTAATGTATCTCCAACAGCTGAAGCATTATAAGCTGTATATGGTGCTCTTACAAGTACATGGCTTGTTTGCTGATTGTTTAATTTGTAATCACCCGCTTGTAGTAAATTAACTAAACTACTATCAGATTGAGACACAATGTTTACAAAACTATCAAAACTAGAAAATTCAATAGCACTGGTGCTAGGATCAATTGCCTGAATTGCTTCAAATAAGTTTGGTCCGTATTTTACAATTTGTCTTTTATTATAAGCTCTTGAAGGATTAAACTCTCCTTGATAAAAAGAATAAACACTTGATGCTTTTGGTGAACCTACTACAACATACAATCCATCTGGACTTACTGCAACACTTTCTCCAAATTGTGGTGCAACACTAGTATTTCCTATTACGCTAATAGGTGCATCTAAAATTTGATCTAGTACAAAATTTGTGCTGTCGCTTGCACGTTTGTAAATATGGACTTGTCCATTACCTTTGTATGGAATACCAACTGCCATAACTGTATTAGATTGATTGACGCTTATACTGTGCCCAAAGCCGTGGAAGGAACTATCAAGTTCTATAGAACTTAATATTTTTTGGTGCTCGTTATAAACTTTATTATTTTTTAGTACAGTCCACTTATTATTGTCATCATTGTCTACCCAAATTATTTCATTTTGCTTTAAACTTGATGTTACATTGTCATTTGCACTTTGTAAATCTGCTTCTCGCTGACTTGTAAAAAATGATATTGTTCCTTGAGGATTTGCATCATCATAATTACTATAATCATCTTTGGTAGTTGTAAACTCAATTATATTATTATAAACTTTTGTTGCTTTATAAAAACCATCCATATTTGTATAGGTAGTGGTATTCATATTTGTAATACCAAATATATCACCTACGCTTATATCTCTGACTGTTTCATTTAAAGTAATTGTTATGACACTATTATTATTGTTAAAGCCAACTATTCTCAGTGAGCTTTCTGTATGTTGTAAAACATCCCATGTTTGGTTGTTAGTGGCTACCCAGATATAAGCATGTTTGTCTATATCAGTAATGTTAAAATCTAATATACCGTCTTTAGTGGTAACTGCACGGTTGACATCTTGTCCTGTTACATATCCTACTGTTTTTACAAAAAAATCATCGTTGTATTTTGTAGGTAATTTGTTTGTGTCATATCCTGTTGGTTTTAAAAATACATCATAGTTTGGTATTCTGTAAACAAGATCAGTTTTTCCTACTGGAACATTATCTACTAGTTCAATTGTTTGCGGCTCAACTTTAAATTGATTTTCGTCTAGTTGCCATTCAATTTCATCATAATTATCTGTAGCACCATAACTACCTGTTTTGATTGCCCATTCTTCGTTAAAATCTACACTTTCTTTGTTTGCACTAGCCAAACTATCAAATAGTTTATCAATACTATTACGTGTACCTTTGTCTTGTATAAATCCTTGGTAGAATTTAAACTGGCTTACATCATCATTTATTATGTTTTCTAAATACTGTCTTTTTTGGTAGCCAGTTAAATGTTGAGCAAGTTTTTGTTGCTCTACATCGAAATTATCACTTTCTAATTCATAAAAATCTGTAAACTGATTAACTCTATAATCAAAGTTTGTAAGTAATTTAGGAGTAGGTTTAGAATCTAATTTATTCCATTTATTAGCAACAAATTTTTCAGTACCAGGCACTGTATTTTTTGCAGTATAATAAAATTCTTTATAAAGCACTGTGTCGCCAATAGCATAATCTTTGTATTGTTCCCAATCTGATACTTCAGCTTTATCGTATACGAATCCTGGAATATTTAAACTTCCATCCCAGCCATCGCTTACATAACCTAAAACTCTAATTCTTTCTTGCCTATATCCTGTCACAGGATCATAAATTACATCACCGAACACACTTGTATTATCTAAAAGTGCCACATGTTCTATTTGAACTAAAGGTAGTTCAACAAAGTACACTCCGTCTGCGGTGTTTACTAATGTTATATTGAAGTCATTACCAGATCTTGCTAATCTTGTAAATTCTCCTTTAAGTTGTTCACCACCTGCATTTTGCATTTTATTTTCATAAAATTTGTTTTGAAGATCATCAACTACATTGTATTCTTTTTTAAAGGTAATTTGATTAGCACTAGGACTTAGTGTTAAAACAGTACCCGGTGCCCATCCCTGAGTGGTCCAATACATAAATTCTTTAGTGCTTAATTTCCAATCTTCTACAGTTTGAGATTCTTGGTTGTAATAATCAAAAGTGAATCCTTGTGTTTCTAAATAGTTTCCGTAACCTAAAAGAAAATCAACAACTTCTTGTGTAGTATTAAAAACATGACCATAAGGAAGAGTTTCTACATCTGTATCAAAGGCAGTTCTAAATTGAGCAGTTACTCCGCCTCTTGTTGGTATTGTAGGAATTTTGGTATATTTGCTTGGATCAAAAACAGTTGTGCTTGTATGTTCTTCAACTACTTTATAAAAAGTATTTTCATATCTAACATAACTGTCAATAGTATATTTTTTATCAGTATCCCATTCTACAAAACTTTCACTTACTCCTCCAACATTTATGTTAGGGTCATCTACTCTTTGTTTTGCAGGTGTATAGTAAAATAAAGGATCTAATTTGTTATATCCTCTAATAACATATCCATATGATTGTTTTTCTATTATTACGCCGCTATAAGATACAATACTAGTAGGCGAACTTCTGTTTAATGCAACTGTATAATTTTCAAAAGGTAAAAATACGTTACCTTTATTAAACGGAGTTCTGCTGTCTAAAATAAATCTCAATTTATTCTTATCTGTAAATGCGCCTAGTTTAATTCCTAGCTGTAACTTCAATCCTTTTAATTCTGCTTCATATTGATTATTTGTAATTTCACTATTTTTCAAAACATAATTTACAACATAATCTACAAAACCGCTTGTATAAACTCTTGTTACATCGCCATACAAATTACTAAATTCTAAGTTTTCTATTGCAACTGGTTTATTTGTATTTCTGTAAACCCATTGTCCTGCAAGGTTTCTTTTTACAGCTGAAATATCCCAACCTAGTCCCATTACTTTAGAAGGTTGTGATAATAACCATGCTTTTACAATACTAAAAGGATATTCTCCACTTCTTCTCCAAGCAGTTTCTGCAGGGCTTTGATCACCAAACTTAAATCCTTTTCTTGCATAAGACTGTACATAGTCTTTTGCATATCCGCTGGCTAGTGGACTTATTAGATTACCATCTACATCAACAGGAATATGTTTTGAAAGATCTTGTCTAACATATTTTTCATTGTATATTACAGGTTTACCTGGTTCTGCAATTTTTCCTGCTTCTAAATCTTCCCATAGTATTAAGTTATCAGAAGTATACGGAGCAGGACCATACTTTTTCTCCCACCATTTAGGTTTAATACTAAACCCTAGCATTTCCCAAGGTGTAGTATGAGGTGTGTCAGTGTCGTATGCTTCTTTATATACATTTCTCCAGAACCCGTCAATTCTTATTTTGCCAGGGCCTGTCATGTCTGAGTAGTTGTAAGTAAAGCTGTCTGTCTCTAAGAAACTATTATTTGTAGTATAATCTACTCCGCCTAGACTTTCTGACCATTTTACAAAGTCTTTTAACAAAATATTGTCTATTTGTTTTTTTGTAAACTTTGTATCTCTGTCTTTTGACGGTACAAAGTCATTTATGTCTAACTTTGTTGTATCATAATTTACTTTACAGTTATTATAGATTCTTCTTTCTAATTCTAATAATAAATTGTCTCTAAAATCATTATATCCTACTGTTTTACTTCCGTCATGTCCAATAATTACTGTTGTAGGTGTTCTATATGAATTATCAATTTCTATTCTAGGCAAAAACTTAGGATATAAACCTAGTTTTGTAGGAGTAGGTGGTACAAAACTTCCGTCTGTACTTTCATACTCAAAAATTTCTATTTTGTCACCTTCTATTTTAGGTGCAGTTATTACAGCAAATCCGTCATTGTTAAATGTGTAATCTATATCATAAGCTAATTGTTGTCCGTTTTTATAAATTAGTACAGATTTATTTGACATTTTTGATAAATCAAATACTTCACTTAAACTAAAAAAGTTATTTTCTTCATCGTATACTGTAAACTCTAATCTTTTATAACCTTGGTAAGGAATCATGTCACTAAAATAAAAAGGATCATTAGTAGTTTTTGTTTTGAATGCTTCCTTTAGTATTCTATCAACATGTTGTCTAACAGGTCCTTCATAACCTAATGTGTCAGCAATTTGTATAAAAGATCTTTTAAATGTTCTATATTCTTTTCTAGCAAAGTCTATAGCTTTTACTATGTTGCCGCCTTGTGTTGTAATATGGTAAAAAGGTAATACAGCAGGGCCTGCATGTTGTAAGAATTTTTTACCAAATTGGTTAACATCTCCTAAGTCACCTAAGTTACTGTTACCGGGAAACTCTCCTTTAAAATCTTTTAAGTCTTCTATCATGCCAAAAACATGATCGTTAATTTCGCCTAAAGTAAATGTTGATAAATCTTTATTTGCACTATTTCTTTCTAGTCCAAACGGAAATTCGTAATGTCCGTTTTGATTTTTAGATGTAGCACTATGAGTTTTAATAATAACTTTTGCTTCGCCTTCAATAGGTGTGTCGAAAGTTACAATAGCTTTTTCATTTTGTTTTGACAAACTCCAGTCATATCTATACTTGTTGTCTACTAATACAGAAATATCTAAGTCTGTTAAAAGACCGCTTTTATCATAAACATCTATCTCAAATGCTTGTGCAGTATCTACGATATTATATTGTGCAACAACTTTTTGCCTTAGGTCATTTTTACCTTTTGTCCAACCATTTTTATATTCAAACGTACTAATATCTGAATACTTACGCAAAAATCCTTCTTTTGTTTTTTTGCTTACTACATTATTATTTTCTTGGTATGTAAAAGAGTTTGTAACTAGATCAAAATTAAACGTAATATCTCCTACGTTTTCTAATGCTCTGTAAACTAAAGGAAACCCTAGTTCGACGTCATCGGTGCCTGTACCAACAGCATAAGAAAATAATTTAGTTCCTTCAAATGTTGTTGTGGAATATACAGATGTATCACTAAAACTTACACCGTTTTCGTCAAATAAATCAAAATGCGGTTGTTGATTTAATTTTGTTTTTTCCTGTCCTTTAATCCACTTTGTTCCATTATACCACCAATGTTTTCCTCCGTTTTCAGTTCCTTTTTTAATTAGAACTACATCATTATTTTGTGGATTTGCATTAGTGTCTTCTATAAGAGCAATTTGTGGCACTGTTCTATTATGTGTGATAAACTTAACAAGATATATTTTATTATTAACACGGATATCAGTATCTGCAACAAACAATACACGCATGCCGTCAGTTAAATCTACTCCGTCAATATTATATCCTACACCGCCTTCAATGTCACTAAACACATCTTTACTTTGTGTGTCAATAATATCAATATCGTATGCTTTCGATTGTGTTCCAAAATTATTTAATTTTATACCAGCTTCGAATTCTATAATAGGTCTTTTAGCTCTTTGTGATTGGTCAATATCAACTATATTACCATTTAATTCTGCGGCTTTTTCGATAACACTACGATGGAACCATTTGTTGTTACGTGACCAAGCGTTCCTGTCAGGAGATGCCCTGTTAATTACAATATAATCTTTATTAGCACTGTAACTAGCCGCATTACCATAAGGCAGTCTATCAAAACTTTGTCCATCAAACGGTATAGGAACATCGTCAGCATACGCAAGATTAATTACTAAATCTTGCTCGTTTATTAATTTAATTGAACTACCAACACCTTCTACAATATATTCACCTAACGCAAATTTTGCAGGTGTTACATCTCCTGCAAAATTAATTTTCATTCCGTTTTGTAAATTAAAACCTTTTGCAGTTTTATAAGTTTTTTTACCTAATATTTCTGCTTCTACATCTATTGCTGTTGCTTCGTCTGCATCAGATATTCTAATTATGCCGCCTGCATTGATATTGTTACTATCTACATAATATAATCTATTAGGTGCATCGTTAGGAACAGTAAAAGTAATTGTTCCTTCTTCTATATTATTATTAATTAAAGAATTATCTTCATAGATAAATTCATCATCTAAGTTTCTTTCTGTTCTAATACTGAATTTCATTTCAGGAGTGCTTACCTGAAAATTATAAGTTTGTCCTCTGAATAATTCAATAGTTGCATTTTGTTCTAAATTACTATTAAAAACAAATGCAGGACTAATATCATTTTGAACACTGTTAACTAAAAAAGTAGTTTCTATTTCTGTGCTTTGTCCTACAACTTGTACAGATGCTGGACCGTTTGGTAGCCAAAAGTATTCTCTAAAGTTTACAAGTTTATCCCAATCTACATTAGGATTCCAAGAATAATATTCTGCTTGATTAAGTTTACTATGGTTAGTAACATCACTACCAAAATTTCTTAACTGGTTAATATAATCATTATAATCTTTGTAATAATTTACATTGTCTAATAAATCTTTATTTACAACTACAGGTTCTAATTGATATGTTTCTCTGTCAGAGTTAATATCTTCTACATAATTGTCTGCAACACGAAACGCTTTTGCATCACGTCTGCCGTAATAACCATTTAACTTTACTGCAACACCCGGTTGAGTAATTTGATCTAAAGTTCCATCTAAAAACTTTTCATTTTTTGGAGTACGAAAATACTTAGGAAGAAAGTCTTTTGTTTTTCTTCCTCTTTTGCCGCCAGCTGGTAACGGGCTTTCATTTTGCTTGTTATCGTATGCCATTAGTAACCATAACCTCCACCGGAATTACTATTTGTATCTAAGCCGCCTCCTGTTGAGCCGGATGATATAACACTACCTGAAGATGAACTTTGAACTCCAGTGTTTGCAGTTTCTTGACTTGCGGTTACTACGTTACCTGTTGCTTTTAGTCTGCCTGCTGTAACTGCATCTATAATTTCTACATTATTAACTGTTGCACTGTTTACAAAAATTTCATCAGCTTCTGATTTTATTTCAAACAAACTACCAAATGACTGATCGCTTGCATTTGGTACAATTACAATACTAACAACGTCTGGAGTAAGTTCATTCATAATAAATGTACTCAATTCAGTAAAGTAAAAACTTTCTCCAAATTCCCAATTATCTAAATTAAAGAATGTGTTAATGGCACTAATTACTCTTGATTTTATTTCATTGTCATTTACAACTGTATCAGGATTCTTTACTATTTTAAATGTTGCTTGCAAACTTGTCTCAGCTTTCGATCCAAATAAAGGTTTATATTTTACAGGATGATAAATTACTTCATCACTTATACTTTTTATCTTATCTAATTCTGTACCATAGCTTTGGAACAATTGATCCGCACTTGCAGGAATTGGTTTTTGTGCTATATCTCCTGCTAACCATTGTCTATAAAAAGTATCATAACTTCTTGTTAGCAAATATGTGTCAATAATATTCGAAGCCGCAGGATCAATTCTTTGATTGTAATCAGCACTGTGTAGGTAACGGAATTTAAGTTTATCTCTACCAATGTAACCTCTATAATCTTCAATAATGTTTAAATTTTTCTTGGCATTGTCTAGTTTGTAAAATAATGAAGTTGATCTATCAAAAAATAGTTGTCCAGCATTGTATTGACTATATGCACCTATAGCACTTGTAGAAGCAACAATATTAATGCCTTCTTCTGTAGCGTCTACAAATTTGAAATCCTCAACTTGGTCTGTAGTGATGTATTTTTTAACAAATATATATTTTTCTGCAGGATTAACAGTTTCTGCAACAATGTCTACAAATCCTTCAGGATTATCCACAACACCGTCATCGTCTACATCAAAAAATCCAATTTCTATTTTTTTAGTATCAATATAACCTTCTGCATCTCTATATTCTTTAACCACTTCAAAATCATAACTTCTTGTAAGTGGGCTTGTAGTATCCGGTTTTGGATTGATTTCTAAAACTTCAACTTTATCTTTAATAATTTTTCCTGTCAAATTATCATATGTTTTGTTGGTGCTATCATAAAAGAATTTTATTTCTTTATCACTTTCAAAAACATACGTTAATGTACGATAAGTGATATCATATTTTTCACCATCAGTTTTAAAATATAGTAACCAACTTGCATCTAGATTTTGATTGCTTGTATCACCTGATTTACCTGTGCTAAACGAAGAAACAGTATCTATATTTTGATTTGTAATTAATCGCCAAGTTCTTGTTTCTACATCATATCTTAAACCAAATGTGTTGGTTGCAAACGCTTGGTCAATAATTTGTGTTTTAACTGCATCAATAATTACGTTTGCTAACTTAGGTTTAACTTCTTGAAGGATTGCATCAGTAGGAATAATATCATTTAAAACAATCGGTCCTAATCCGTTGTCTGCTATAATTGTTCCATTACCTGATACACTAATAACTTTTGTCCAAAGATAATCCACTGCACCAGGATGATTGCTTTGACCTGCCATCAAAATGTTTTTCTTATTAGTCATAAAATGATAGCCTTGCGGTGCAACAAATTTTAAGAGTGTTCCCGGTTCTACAAATCTTAAATTGTTTGCAGTAAATGTATTAACAGGATATGCAAACGCATTTGGGTTACTTGCTTCTGGTTGTTGTGTAAAATAACCTGTTGTTCTGTTTGTATCTGCTGTGCTTGATACCCATGAAGCGTCTAAATCAGACGTTAAAATTTTTGTAAAGTTTGCAAGATAATAATTTTGTATTTTTCTATCTCTTATAATAGGTTCAATTACATTAGTTATTGCACTCTCGATATCAGTTTGTGTAATAAAATCAAAACTTGTTCTTAGATCTTTTGTTTGCTTATAGATAACACCGTCGTTTGCATACAAGTTTGTGCTACTGTATTTTCCTGTTGTATCTTTTAGATCAAAATATCTACTTATTCCACTAGCATTTCTGTTAACACTTTTTACTTTTACTATTTCTTGGCTTATACCTAATGGTGCAACATTATAATCTTCTGCTGTTATCATTCTATTTTGTGTATAAAATGTTGCAGGTGCATTTGCTTTTATACTTGCATTTGTTTCACTTACACTAGCATTAGATACTGTATTATTTAAACTTGCAGTAATTGTTAACGTTTCAGGTATACCTGTTTTGCTTAGATAGGGAATTAAAATCCTTATGTTTTGCATTTCTTCAGGTTTAATTGTGTATCTTTGATTTGCGCCTGTTCTATAAACAGCTTTAAATCTTCCTTTTGGCAGATTTCCAAAAACACCATCACTAAAAACTAAACTAATCCTATCTTGAATTCTTGTTTTGACAGCAAATAAATTTCTTATATTTTTATTAATACTATTATAAATGACATTGTTACCTTCAACTGCATCTACTTTAGTCCATTCTGCAACTTCTTGTCCTGTATCGTCTAGCTCAAACAACCAAACATCTTTATCGTTAATGTTGATTGCATCAATATCAATAATTTGATTTGTAGTTGGATTTGTTACTGCAAACTCTCCTTCGTCGAGTGTTCCTTGTTTAAACTGTAAGAAGAATCCTGTATTAGTACTTGCTGGTCCTTGATTGTCATCTTTGTACAAACATGCTAGACTGTTACCAACAATAGGAAGTTCTTCAGACACTGTACCAGATTCTAAATCACTACTAACAACTTCAAATGGTAGTGTTTGTCCTTGCACTGTAGAACTGTATGTATAGATAGGTCTATCTGTGTTTAGAGCATTAAATCTATATTGATAGTGCGGTATGCTTGCTACTGTTTCAATTTTTAATGGTTTGCCAAATTGATTTTGTCCTCCCAAACAAGCATTCATTACTTTAATAAATTGTTCATACCAATCAGGATTACTTGGATCATTCCAATTAATTCTTTGTCCTGCAAGGTTAAAATTATTACTGTCTAGTACATCTTCACTTGTATTAATACTATCAATTTTTAACATGCCAGTCGCTGATTGATTTCTTTTAGGATTATAAGACAATAGTCTTGCTAGACGTAGTACGCTTTCGCGACGTTCTGCTAATTCAAGGAAGTTTTCTCTAGCATTTAAATCAACACGGAAACTTATATTTTGTCCTAGGAATGCAATTAGATCAATTAGTGCTAGGTATTCTGAACTTTCAATATAATCATTAAAATCCTCAGGATAATTTTGTCTGAGGTAGTTTATCATTGTTCTGCGTAAATTGTCAAAGTCATAACTTTGAAAATCTGCGTTCTTAAAACTTTGATATATGCGTTTCCAATCTTCGGCAACCAATAATCGATTTTGTCTGTCTGTTGATGACATATTACATTCCTTAGTTAACTATTGTATTTATTTGAGATTGTAAAGTGCGTATATTATTTTGTTAGATAAGTCCGTTGTTTTCGTCAAAATCTAGACGCATTTTTTCGGAAATATTGTAGGGCAAATATGTTAGATCAACTTCAATTTGTATTCCACTCTCATATGTTGATACTGATATGCCATTGACCTGTAATCTAGGGTCATAATTTACTATATTTGTTACATTCTCTGCAATAGCTTTTTTTAAATCATCTGTAAATGGTTCGTACAAAGCGTCCCATATAATAGTACCAAATTCAGGATTTTCTAATTTTTCACCTTGACGTATATGAAAATGGTTAATCAAGTCCTGTTTGATTAGAGCAAGATCATAAAGTGTAGTACTTTTTTGTGCAGGATTTACTGTTGAAAGCCCTCTATATGCTTTGCTAGACACAACAGGTTTTGGCCTATTTGTGTTACTATTAACAGCAATTCTTTTGTATAAATTTTTTTCTATAGTGCTCATACTGTATTTATTGTCCTATGTTTACAAAACTTGCGCCGCTTGTTATTTTGTCATTATCACATGCATCGTTTTTCCTTGCTACATATGCACCCACGATCTTTACAACTGAACTACTTCCTGCTATAGCCGCAGTGTGGTCTGGGCAAGGTGGATTAGGTGGTGCAGGATGAGATACTGTCAAGTCGCCTTTTCTACACACAAGTTCTCCTTGTATTTTTACAAATGTTTGACTAGGTGCATCAAGTGTTGTAGTACCTGTACAACTATGTCCTGTGCTTACTGTATCTCCTTGTCTTGCTACTTCTGGCATTATACTGTTGTATCCTCTGATCCTGTAGTTGTTACTGCTGTTGATCCATCAATTGGAACATCTGCTTCGGCAGGTAAACTCCAGTTTCTTTTTACACTTCTCACATATTGACTGTTGCTGTTAAATCTATAATTTGATACTTTTGCATCATTGCCTTGGTTTCCACCTAAAACTTTTATTACACCATTGCTTGTAATTTCTTGAATAAATCCTATGTGTCCTCCGCTACGTGTTTTTGATTTGAATATTACAACGTCCCATTTACGTATTTTTCCTGTGTCTCTCCAATCAACTTCGCTACCCCAGTTGTACCATGCTTGACTTGACATTGTAGGATTGACTGGTATTTGTGCAGTATACAAAGCCCAACTTACAAAAGCCGCACACCATGCGTATGTCATAGCACTACTATCTTGTGTGTACGCATTTCCACAAACTTTGTAACATTCTAATATCCTAGGATTGCCTGGATTTCCTCTTTCTTTCCAGTCTTGAGTGAGAACATTTTTTAAAAGTGCATCTAATCTTTCATAACCTGGTCCAGATGGTAATGGTCCTGGAGTAATATTAGGATCAAGCGGAGGTAAATTTGTACTGTTGCTTCCTGTGTAAGCTCTACTACCAGGACCTGTGCTAGGATAATCTCCTTCTAAATCAAGGTAATCATATCTGTTTGCTTCTAGTAAATCGTTCCAGGCGGCATTATCCTGTATTTGTGCAGGATTTACTACCGGGCTAAAAGGAATATACACTTGACACATTTTAACTTACTCCACTATTCAAATTTGGATCTATACTTGCTACTAATATTGGACTTCTTACCCAATCAGGATCATATCTACCATTAGACAAAAACTTAGCTTGATAGTAACCTTGATCTTTTGGATAGCCAAGATTAAATCCGCCTTCTGTACCAGCAATGGCCATTCTAAAGTTTCCTAAAACACCTCTACCAAAATCTCTATATCTTTCTTTAAGGTATGCGGCAGTAACAGCAACACTCTTTGCTACATCTGTAAGCATCAACGTAGGATCATCTACAATTTCTACACCGAATGGATTATAATCTGACACTAACTCTTCTTTTGTAAGTCCAGCAAGTTTACCATAACGTTCGTGATTGCCTTTACCTGTTAGCTGTATAAGTCCTCTTCCGATAAATTTAGCACCATCACCTGCTGTTGTATTGCCCATGTTACGTCCAAGTCTATGTTGATTACCGTAAACATATTCAAAAAATTGTGCTTTATCAGCTTTAAGTTCTGTTAGTGCAGAATCACTAAGTTGTCGTGTACTGCTAAAAATACTACGTATTCTATCGTTGCTTGTTCCGCCATATCCGCCTTCAGTTTTCAATTCTAATCCGGATTCAGTTTCAGCACAAGCAATAGCAGAGTAAACTTGTTCTTCTGTAAATCCTTCTGCATAAAGAGCTTGTGCAAATACACGAGATAACTCTTGTTTACTTACTTTTACAGGTTCTGGATCAGGTGGAATATTTGCCGCTCCTACAGGATCAAATCTTGCACTTCCTTCCGGTGCTGTTCCTGAGGTATTGTAACTATTTGGTTGAGATCCTGAAAGTACAACTGTTCCTCCAGGTCCTCTAGCAAATGTATCTGGAGTGCTAGGAGGATAAGTTTCAGGTTGTGAGTTTCCTGCACGTATATTATCTGAACTATATTTTACTGGATCTAAATGTTCATGTTCAAACCAAGGTTCTTGTGAAGGACGTCTACTTGTTTCTCTTGCTAATTCAGGAGGAGTAGGATCTACAATATTTGGAGCAGGTGGAATAACTGCTTCTGCAGGTGCTTGCGGCGCTGGAGGAGTTGATCCTTGAATATCAATATCGTTTCCGTCAGCATATATTACCATGTTTGCACCAGCATGTAAATTTTGTGTAGCATCAGATCGTAGTGTCATAGTGCCTACACTCTTAACATGAAAAATATTCCCTGCTTCTATTTTCGTTGCTAATGCACTTTTTTGCGAAATCTCGGCTTCTGCTAATACTTTAATATTTCCTAATGCTTTTAAATTGTAATCTCCATCAGTAGTAATGTTTACATATCCACAACCTTCTATACCTACACCTGTTGCACTACCAAGAGCTAAATTTTCTCCAGATATAACACTTTGTTTTGCACCTGCAACAATACTACCTTCGTTAGTCGCATATAGTATCATATTAGTGTTGGTTTGCATACTTATATCAGCACTTGCATTTACACTAAACTGTGTACCGCTTACCATATTGGTGCTGTTAATAGTGCTTGTTTTAATTTTATCTGCTACAAGATTAAATGTTTGACCAGCTGTAATGTTAACATCTTTATCTGCCGTAAAATTAATATCTTCTTGAGATCTTACACTAATACTATCTCTACTGTAAATATCAATTTTTCCGTTACTTGTAAGTTCAATCCACGCTGTTCCTCTACTGTTACTAATGTAAATTAAATCTTCAGTATTGTGCAACACAATTTGGTGTCCTGTACGTGTTCTTAATCGGACATGCTCATTGTGAGGAAGTGTAGGATCGCCGCCATCTTCTCTAGCCTCTAAATTTATATATTGCATAGGTGTTTCCCAAGGTTTACCTATACGTAAAAATTTATCATCACCGTCGTCCATTACAAAACTAGAACCGCCTAATCTACTTTTGAACATGCTTACTTTAGTACCTTCGTGTCCAATTTCAGCTTTTGGAGCACCTTCTCTTTTATCTAAAGGTCCTGGTGTACTCCATCCAAATACTGCACTCGGAATATCTCTTCTAGCACTTGATGTTGTGATTCCCCTTACTTCGTCTTCAATTAAACCACTTTGTATAAGACTTTTTGCCAAATCTAAATGAACAGATTTTTGCACTGTTGTAGGATCTGATGGAGTTTGATGAATAAATTTATTAAATTCTGCGGCTGGTGCTTTTTTCGGAAAGTCTCGCAAATTTGCTGTTGAAGAATTTCCGGGTACCATAAAATTCATAAATTCGTCTTGGATACATCCTATCCAATAACACTTGCTTGTATTTCCTTCTGCAAAAATTACAAGAACTCTTGTACCAACATCAGGTGGCACTGCCCAAAATCCTGAACTTTGTTGTGTGTGTCTATAACCTTCATTTCTTGATGATTGAGAAACTGGTGTTACATTGTAAAAGGGACTCAAATAACTTGCTTCAAATATTTGTCCTGATCTTTCTGGTTGGTTACCCGAAGCAGACTGTTTTAGCAATTCAACCTGTAGTGTACCCATGTATTTTGTATCAAGATTGTTAATTACAATAGCTTCAAACGGACCTGGACTTAGAGGTTGTGTAGGCCTTACTGATCTTCCTTGTGTTCTACTCATTCCTGCCATTAAAATCCACCTTCCCATCTACCAGTTCTTTTATTGTAGCGAACATTTCCACCAAGATCTGCTCTTGGTAAATTTACTGCCGGAGCATCAATATTTCCTTCATTAAGACGCTGAAGTTGTGAAGCCGCTTCACTAGCCGATTGTTCTATAGCTGTTGGAATTTGTACTGGAATATTTTGATTAGCAATATTAATTGCTTGTTCTGTACTTACAGGACCATTAGGTAGACCTCCTCTTAGCAAAGGACTTACTCCTAATGTATCTCTATTTAATAATTGTTCTGAACTCATAATACTATCTGTGTATGCACTTGGATTGATTGTAGTAACAGCATCGTTAAGACTAGAAAGATTTTGTCCTAAACTATTTTGTAAGTTACTTCCAACACTTGATCCAATGTTTCCTAAAACATCGCCTCCATTTAAATTTAGCTGTGTAAGACCTAGTAAGTCTTGAGAAGCGGCTGTAAGTGCATTGAAGTCTGTACCTATCTGTGCTAGATCTTTTATGTTTATACCATTTTGGAATGTTTCAAATGCACTTGCAACTTGACCAAATGCCGCAAACGCATCACTGCCTATTATATCTCTTGTTTTTGTAATGACACTTCTAAGGTTATTAAATCCTGGTAAAATGTTTTCTGCTTCTACCATCCAGTCTAATCTATTAGCTGTATCACCTACTCTAGAATTTGTAGCTGTCAATCGTTTTGCAAATTCTGCTGTAATCTCATTTACACTTTCTGCTGGATTAGTAATAGGAACTAGAGCTCCTACATTTTGGCTTGGTCCAGATTCTTCTTGATTACGCATTCTAATCATTTGCAATTCTTGTGTAAATACACCTTCTTCAAATTTATGCTGTATTTGAATCACTCTATATAAACCACTAAACGTATCAACAATTATTAAATCTTCTGGAAAGATCATTTTGCCCGAAGTTGGATCTGTATCTACAGGTGTCCTAAATAATACATTACAATAAACTTCACTTCTTCCTGTATTCACTTGCCCGTCAGCTGTCATTGCTGTGTAAGCAGTATCTCTAGCATGATAGTTACCTACACCGTTATCAGATAACCAAAAAGGATCACCTACAATACGCATGTCTACCCTAATCATGTCTACATTAGAAAAAATTAATCTATCGTTAAAAGCTCTAGCAACTTGTATTTGAGGATCTGCAATTCCGCTACTGTGATCATTTCCTGAAGCGTTATTAACAGTTTCAACAGCTGATGCTTGTCCTTCTATAGGTGTGGTAGTGCCTGCTCCGTCACCTCCTGATCTAAAGCCAGGATGAGGGTGTCTTGCGGCTTGCCCTTCTGCCGCACCTACTCTATCTGCGGCTGAGCCTGATCCTCTGTCAGCTGTAAAAGGTGCCAAAAATGCGTAATTGTATTCTATATTAAAATCAAGGACTGATTTATTTTTTCCTGTATAAACATAGTTGTATTCTTTTGCGGCTTGTACTTTTCTTTCTGCTACTCCTTGTGTAGGTTCACTTACTGCCGCAAAATGTTCGTGACCGTATTTTTTTGGAACAACACGATAAACATACAAAGACGGATATTGACCACCTCTTTGCAATTCTTCTTCGTCTTTGATGACGTATGTATCTGTCTGTATGTCATACCAATCTACCATGCCATCTTCTGGAAGATCATTTAGTTGGCGTGCAAGAGCCCTTCCGTATTGGCTACTAATTAAAACTTCTTCAATAATTTCTTGTATTCTAGTACCTGCCTTAAATGAAAATACTCTTATATCATCTGAAAGTTGTAAATTTCTACTAGTTCGGTTAAAAATAGGATACCTTTGTGATAAACTTTCTTGGTCTGCTAAACCTTGCGAATTCATTGGTTGAGTTCCTCCTGCAAGAGGATCGTCAATAATCCATTTACTTCCAATTTTATTATTGCTGTAATCACTTGCCGCATATTTCTTAAACATTGTTTCTAACAAACTACTATCAGTAGTTCTATTTGCTAAACCGTTATAAAATTCTGCGAAGGTTCCTGGCACTTCTTCTGAACCGGCATCTGTACCTACTAAACTTTGATAGTATTCTGATAGATATGCATCAGTAGTTGGTCTATTAGTGTCTGCTGGACTGCTTACACCAAATTCGTCATAGCCCGGTTGCGCTGTAGCTGTGCCTGTATCAAATTCTCCTCCAGCACCATATGCATCATAAATGCTTTTTGGTTCAGATTCTCCTGGAAACAATATAACATATTGATCCGGAGCGGCTACTTGATTTTTTTCTTTTAACTCTTTTAATCTTTTGTTGTTTATTTCAGTTAAGCTCTGTGCACCTGTTTGTAACATTTCTCTAATTGTTCTGCCACGTAATGCTACATCTGTTTTTATTTGTGTCACTGAATCGTGTAGTGCCTGCTCATTCCATGCTATAGCTTCTACTTTGTAGGTTGATCCACCTTCGTTTGTTACAAACTGACTATTGATTAATTTTATAGGAAGTAACCTTCTACCATAAGGAACGTCCATTACGTTACCATCAACGTCATAACCTTTAAAATCAATTGTTAACAAAAAAGGCGCTTGTATGTAATGACCAAAACCTGCTGACTTTGCGGCAACTAAAAGTGCTTGATAAAAAAGTCCCATACTGTAAGGTTCGTAAACTTCAAATTCAATTTTTGTTGCATTAGAATTTCTATTCCTAGAACCCATCATAACTATGGACTGTATGTTAAGATTATCCATAAAGAATTCAACACTTGCACCCATTGCTTGTTCTACTCTAGTTCTTGATTCTTTACCTGTGCGTTTAGCACCGCCACCATTTTGTATAATAGACCATTTGGGTTTTGTAGTTCTATAAAGTTCTGGTTTGTTTATTTCATCTTGAGTAAGTATATGCAAACCAAGAATAGCGTTCATACTTGAATAATCTTCTAATTCATTTGGCCAAGGTGGAGGAGTTACTCCAGGTACCAGTTCTCCAGCACGTACCGAATGTCCAATGGGTCCTGGTTTTGGAGATAAATTACTTTTAAACTGTGTTGGATTTTGTGTAGCAAAAGGAGACTTATTTGTAACTAACCCTAATGCTCCTTGTGCTTCGCCTTGTAAACCTTCTAACTGAGTTTTTACATTTTGTGTAGCACTAAAAAGTTTATTACGAAAATTATTTTCAAACTCTGGTACAAAGTTTGCTAAATCGTTAAGTTTTTTGTTTACTCCATTTAGGATGTTTCGGAATGCCATTTTAAATTCCTAACATTGTTTTCAAAGCCGGCCCTTTTGGCAAATATATTTTTGTTCCTGCTTCTATATCAAAAACAGGATCTTTAATTGTATCCATATTTCTTTGTGCAAATACCCACCATAATTTTGTAGTGCCATATAAATCATAAGCTAATAAATCTGGACGGTGTGTGTATTGAGTTTCTATTTCATAAAGTACATCATCTGCTTCAGCAGGCACTGGTCTAATCGAAAAAACTCCTAGATAGTCATTTCCTACTTTAGGTGTATTTTTCCAAGGACTTGAAGCACTATAACTTGCAGGCATTATATCATTCCATTATTACTAATTAATTTTCCACTTACAAAATCTTGTAGTGTAAATTTTTCTATATGTGTTCTACTGTAAATTGGTTGTACAGTAACAGCAATTAAACTTTGTGAAGGTACCCAGGTTCCTGGTTTTGTTTGATTTCCTGGAGTATCTGTTTCTCCCTCAATATCTGTTTTTAGATAATCAACATCTTGCGGCATATCAATATTAAAACCTGTTACTACACATGGTACATTTTTAAACACATATTCACCATAACCATTAAGTTTTGTAATAGGTGGCGGATTTCCTGTGTTAGCTCCATTGTCTCCATAAAACATTTTAGTCAATGTTCTTAAGAATGTAACTGCGGCTACCCAATATTTTGCATCTGTGTTGTTTTCAATAAAAAAGTCACCACTAATTGTAATTGCATCCACAGATGATGTTTGATAATTAAAAAAAGGATAATTAGTATGTACAGGTTGCATTGAGTTGTAGCTTGCAGAGTGTGAAAATATTATCGAAGGAGTAAAAGGAAATATCATTCTGTTACCAGTTCCGTCTGTTCCGAGAGGTTTTAATAATTCACTGTTAAGTTCTTGTAATACTGGAGGTACAGATAAACTTACACGCCAATCGTTGTCGCCAGCATCATCTATAACCAATGCAGTTGTTGTAGTACGTTCTTCAGGCACACCATTAGCAGGTAAATTCCTACTGCGTACAGATCTCATGTATCCAGCGGCTTCGCCAGTAAATTTAGCAACTTTATTTGCTTTTTCTGAAATTGCACCCTGCAAAACACCACGTGCATCTCTAGCTATTTGTACACCAGGCTTGTTAGGATCTGCGTCTTTAAATGTTGGCATAATTATTTTACTCCTAGTAGTATTATTTAGTTGACTTTTTAATGTACGTATATTATAATAAGGCTATAAAACGGAAAGAGGAATATGAGAAAAACAAATTACTTAAACAATAAAGACATATTAGCAGAAATACATAAATCAAAAAATACGTTTAATAGTTATACAGATCCAGAATATGGATATTTTGATATTATTTTACCAGACGTGTCTAAAATAAACATAAGAACTATTGCAGAAGCAAAAAGAAATAAAGCAAAAAAATTAAGCACACAAGCGTTTGAACAAGCAAAAGCTCAGGGTAAAAAAGTAAAACAAGCAGATTGTGCTATAGATTACAAAAAAATTGACAAAAATGAATTAATTTTTAGAATTATGACTTACGAACATATTCCTGAAGAGCCAGGACGTAAGAAAAATCCAAAAACTGTAGCAGATACAAAAGTAAAATTAAATTTTCCGCCTTTCCAGCACTACAAATTCAATGACGACAATGAATTAATAGTAGTTGGAAAAAGCCATTGGCAAGGAGGCATGGAAAATGGCCATTTTTCACTTACGCACGGCCAAGCAACAAATAAACTTGCTATGATGTGGATGAAATTGTGTGATCGTTATGCTACAAGAGGTAATGTAAGAGGATATACTTACAATGATGAAATGCGAGGACAAGCAATACTGCAATTAGCACAGATTGGATTGCAGTTTGACGAATCTAAAAGTAACAACCCGTTTGCTTACTACACAGCGGCAGTCACAAACTCATTTGTACGTGTTATCAACCTTGAAAAACGTAATCAGAACATTAGAGACGACATCCTTGAAATGAATGATATGAACCCAAGTTATACTAGACAGCATCAAGGCGAATGGGAAGCAAGTGTTAGACGCGAAAAAGAAGCGGCAGAGGCAAAATAACCTCTTGACTTTATACAATTTTTAGTGTAAGCTAGTAAAAAATATTAAGAGGATATTAAATGTTTAAGAAAGCGGCTGTCTTTACAGATATCCATTTTGGCCTTAAAGGCAATAGTAAGGTTCACAACGATGATTGTGAAAGATTTATAGACTGGTACATAGAACGTGCAAAAGAGCACGGTTGTGAAACTGGTATATTTTGTGGTGATTGGCACCACAACAGGAATAGTCTTAATCTTACAACTATGGATGCTACTATACGTTGTTTAGAAAAACTTGGACAAGCATTTGAAAATTTTTATATGTTTGTTGGCAATCACGATTTGTACTACAAAGACAAACGTGATGTAAGTTCAACAGAGTTTGCAAGGCATATTCCAGGTATTACAGTAGTAGAAAATTTTACTGAAATTGAAGATGTAGCACTTGTTCCTTGGTTAGTTGGAGATGAGTGGCAAAAAATACAAAAATGTAAAGCCAAATATATGTTTGGTCATTTTGAATTACCTCATTTTTATATGAATGCTATGGTGCAAATGCCAGATCATGGTGATTTGAAAGCAGAACACTTTGTAAATCAAGAGTATGTGTTTAGCGGACATTTTCATAAACGTCAACGACAAGGAAAAATACATTATCTAGGTAATGCATTTCCGCACAACTATGCAGATGCATGGGATGACAAACGCGGAATGATGGTGCTTGATAGAGAAAACAACGAAGAGCCTGTGTACATTGACTGGGAAGATTGTCCAAAATACAGAACAACTACATTAAGCAAACTTCTAGACCCACAATCAGATGTTATCAAAGCTAATATGTATCTGCGTGTTACTATTGACGTTCCAATTAGCTACGAAGAAGCAAGTTTTATTAAAGAAACTTATGTAAACAATTATGGATGTAGAGAAATAACACTAATTCCTGAAAAACAAATGGAAGAAATTAGTACAAACTTAGATATTACTAAGTTTGAAAGTGTTGATCAAATTGTTTCAAAAGAAATTGAAGCTATTGAAAGTGAACAATTTAATAAAAAAATGTTACTAGACATATACAACGAGTTATAAATGCTAAAAATAAAAGATTTAACAGTAAAGAATTTTATGAGTGTGGGTAATCAAACCCAAGCTGTTGATTTTAACAAACAACAACTAACACTCGTGCTTGGTGAAAACTTAGATCAAGGAGGTGATGATTCTGGATCACGTAACGGTACAGGCAAAACTACAATAATCAATGCATTATCGTATGCACTGTATGGCCAAGCATTGACCAACATCAAACGGAACAATCTTATTAATAAGACTAATTCTAAAGGGATGTTGGTCACCCTACATTTTGAGAAAGATGGACAAGACTACAGAATTGAGCGCGGACGCTCTCCCAATGTTTTGAAATTCTTTATCAATAATGAAGAGCAAGAACTAATTGATGAATCTCAAGGTGACAGCCGCAAGACCCAAGAGACTATCAATAGCTTGCTAGGTATGAGTCACGATATGTTTAAACAT